GAAATAAGAGAAGTAGGTACCTCTCTTGTATAAATTCCGTGTCTATAGTTTCCCACTATCTACGACCTCCTTTTTTAAATTCAAGGTAAGCAGTGTTCATCGCCGTACCTTCTGTTGCTAATTCTTGCTGTGCTTCTGCAATCTTATTAATTGGCACAAACAACAAGCGTAGCATTGCTTTATCTTCACCTACCGTAGCAGGAATGCCGTCAATATAAACGGTACCTGTGGAAAGACCTAATTCAGCACTATTAGGACCTAAGTAGATTACTTGTTTAGCATCTTTAAATGTAACTGTTTTTTCCGCAGTCTCAATTGCTTCATTTACAATTTCAACTGGTGCATCAGCTTTTGCCATTAAATAATCATCTCCTCTCGTATTTGTTCGATATCATATTTAACTGTCATAAATCCCTCCCAATACGGATATGCTTGATCCGGAGGGATGTCGGTATCAATTCCGTGTTTATCATCCATTACTAAACGGTACCGCTTAGCAATAACGGGATGGGCCAGTAGCGCTTGCCTTGTGGTTTCTAAGAAATTGGTAATCTCCATCCAGCCCTTTTCCACATCCTCGGAGTATACGCCGTGGATTAGAAATAGTTGGACAGTTGACCCCTGCAAGGTATCCTCAATCTTATTAATGCGAATAACAAGATGTGGATATTGGTCCTCCCTGG